CCAGCGTTATGGTCGTAAGACCACAGATCGCAATGGTAAGATGACTATCTTACTTTTGCGAAACGTGATTGCTGCCACATTCTGTATAACAGATCAATGGTACGCTTTCGACGGATCTTCCTCTTTTCCATAAAATCTTTTGGTTGAAGAGGATCCGGGCCAGATACAATCTCATCGTAGACTGATTCTGGGGAGACGACATGATCGTCATCCCAATCATCAGAACCTTGATGAGCTTGTGATTCCCTGAGAAGTCCTTTCAATTCTTCTCGCCTTATATCTAGGTAACTATTTATAAGTGGGGATGTCTGACTAGCACTGGTCCTGGGCGCATTACCCATACACAATGACTCAATAGTCAAAGGGTATGAGTTAATTTTATTAACCGCTATATTTAAAATATATTGCTCCATCTCGTTTTGATACGTCTTAACGGGCATGGATGTGTTCCACTTACTTACTACCCCAATTTCTTGGGCTGTAAGAAGTGGGTGTAAATCCGTAAATGGATTGTACACCTGAAGAGGACACGTTAATAAAACCTGGAAAAGTTCGGTATGGAAATCTTTATTATTAATAATAATTTTCTTCACACCTTTCTTTTCAAGCTCAGATAACATTCTGAACTTACCAGTTCGGTTAGCAAGTACTTGTAGAAATTCTAAAAGTCCCTCGGGACCTTTAGTACTTTCTATAAGAACTCTAGGAGGTATTGGGGATATCTCATTCCCAGCAATAAATTGCCTTTTGGCAATTTCTGCCACATTAATGTCTGATTTCGGTATAAGTGACTTTGAGTCATTTATACTTACACCTATTTCTTTCATTAATGTTTGGTACTTCCTAGCACCTTCCACACTACTAATACCCACGTCATCACCTATCATTGCATAAAATGATTTATCATTTTTACAATAATTTATGATAACATGGTGAGATAAAGAAAAGGCTGCCCATGAGGTCAAAAGACCCATTGGTTGTCCAATCTTATATCTTATATCTTTAGACTTAAAGGTGAACGTTCTGTTCACCAATAAATCAGACCATTCATGTACTAAATCTCCAAGAAGCGGTTTAAGAACCGCCTTTTGAATTTCTAGTGGAAACCTATCTGTAGCGGCCGT